CGCAGCGATTATGCCCTTATCGCAAAACTCTTTAGCGACTTTTTTTGAGTGCTCAACCGAAACGCAAAAAACAATTCCCTTAGCGTTCGGACAAAGCTTTATGTAGTGCTCAACCGCATCACCTGTAATGGTGTTTTTATTAACTCTCTCGTTGAGTTCAGTTTTTGAGTAATCACCCATTTGGGTTTTCATGCCCTCAAGATCAATATTTACTGGAGGCGCAAAGAGCTTGTATTTAGATAGGTATCCGCGATCGATTAGGTCTTTAACCTTAGGGCCTTCAATCATGGTTTCAAAGTATCCATCACTTGCTATGCCAAGACCCCTGCCGTCTAGTCTTTCGGGCGTTGCTGTAAGCCCCATTAGTTTAGCGTTTGGAAATTTTTCGATGACCTTTGCCCACATATTTTCAGCTACGAGGTGATGGGCCTCGTCAACTATAATCAAGTCGAACGGATCGACCTGATCAAGCCTTCGAATTAAAGTCTGAACACTTGCCACTTGAATTGAAAATTTTGTTTGTGGAAAACCCGCGCTAATAATTCCGTGAGGCACGTTAAAGCTTTTAATTGCAGAGCTAAGTTGCTCGACGAGCTCGGACCTATGAACCAGTATTAAAACCGACGTTCCTTTCTTAAAACTGTTTTCAGTTATGTATGAGAGAATAATCGATTTACCCGCTCCCGTTGGCGCAACGGCCAATACCTTTGTAAATCCTCGCTTAAAAGACGCGCGCGTTCCCTCAACAATCAATTGTTGATAATCTCTAAGTTGAATCATTTTAGATTACTTAGATTTTAGTTTTTCGATTGTTTTAAATACGCGCTCAACTGTTCTTAGTTGAGGTGTAGCATCGTCGTGCTTCCACTTTATCCATGCAGCGCTTGAAACATCTGATAGACGAATAATTCTTGCGGCGGTAGTCCCTAGTTCTTTTGCCGAGTTCTCGACGTAAGACACGACTTCTTTGGTAGTTGGTATTGTTAGCATGCTTCTCCTGTTTACTAATTATGGTTATCAATAAATTCTCGTAAAAACAGGTTTACTTCCCTTTTTTTTCTTTGTAAAGATTACCTACGAGAATTTAAAACACTAACTACGAGAGGAGACCCACACACATGCACCCAGACATTTACTACGGACTACCCGAGGCGGAGTACCGCGGCGGCGTTGGCGTATCTAAAAGCGACCTAGATCTCGTTAGCATTAGCCCTGCGCACTTTCGCGAGGAAAAAGACAATCCAACTGACAAAGACACGAAGGCAAAGGCCTACGGCAGGGCGTTACACTGCTCCATTCTTGAGCCTGAACGCTACGCAATGGAATACGCTTGCGATATTTCGCCGGACGATTTCGAAAATTGTTTAGTAACTACGGACGAAATCAAGGCGAGAATCATCGAAATTATTTCGCCAAAAATTGAAAGCATCGGTGAGGACTTATTTGATATAGAGAAAAAACAATCGGATTTAAACGAAGATCTTAAGCGTCGATTGCACGAGGTTGAACTTGAAATTGTTAAAATAAAAGTAGAGGATTTTGAAACTAAAAAAGCTTATAACGAAGCACTAAAACCTTTTAAAGAAAAACTCAAAAACATCAAATCAGATTCTAAATCAAAATATGATGAGCTCAATCTTGAATTAAAAGAAATCAAGTCTAGAGAATCAGTACTAAAATCAAACTTGTCGGGTAAAAAATCAGATATAATTGAAAGCCTACAAGAGTTAGATCCAAGCGCGGTTATTTTTGATGTCGAAAAAAAGAAGCACTTTGCAAAGCACGTTGGCAAAAACCTCTTAGACAAAGACACATTCGTAGCAATTCAAAGAACTACTGAGAAATTTAAATCTCACCCGTTCTCGAACATTTTTTTAACCGAACACAAAACCGAAGGCTCAATGTACTGGAATGATCCAGAAACAGGCGAGCTATGTCGTGGGAGGTTTGATTTAAGCGCTGTAAGTGATGGGGTTCATTTTTTAGTAGATATGAAATCAACCGAAGACGCGAGTTACGAGGGATTTTTAAAATCAGTAAAAAAATGGCGCTATCACGTTCAAGACGCACATTACTCTGATGGCCATAAAATACTAACTGGGCATAAACCAGTGTTTATATTTATGTGCTATGAGAAAAAGCCACCATTTGAAGTTGGAATTCACAGACTTGATGACGACTGGAAAGAGCTTGGCAAACGTCTTCGAGATGAGGATCTCGCCAAGTTCTCAAAATGCAAAAAAGAAAACAAATGGCCCGGCTATCCTCAAATAATCCAAACCCTAGAGTTTCCAAATTATTTAAAACCATTACTAGAAAGGCTTAGAGAGGCCCAGGAGAGCGCATGAGTAATTTAATTAAATCGACCGTAGATATGCTGCAAAAATCAAAAAAACAAATTGCAATGGCTTTGCCCAACGGCCTTGCGTTAGATGCTGATAAAATTATCAGAGTGGCTATGACTGAGATGAGGAAAAATCCAAGGCTGGCAGAATGCACGCCTCAGAGCTTTTGTGGGGCAGTGATGCAAGCGTCGCAACTAGGGCTTGAGCCTGGTGGACATCTTGGGCAATGCTACTTAATTCCATATAAGAGTAAAAGAAGTGGAAAGCTTGAGGCTCAATTCCAGCTTGGATACAAGGGTCTTCTAAATCTTCATTATAGATCTGAGAGATTAAAATCTATAACTGCGAGAGTTGTTTACGAGGGCGACGACTTTAATTATGAATATGGCCTCCAGGATAAGTTATCTCATAGGCCACTAGAAGAAACGGACAACTTAACTCACGTCTATGCAAAAGCAGAATTTACAAATGGAGGATATCAGTTCGTCGTTTTAACTAAAAAACAGATTGAAAAATATCGAAAAAAATCAAAGGGGCCAAACGGATCATTTTGGACTGAGCACTACGAGGAGATGGCAAAAAAGACAGCCATTATTAGGCTTAGTAAATACATTCCTATAAACACAGATATTCTTCACGCTGTTGAGGCATCAAGCTCTTCGGAGATCTCTGGCGAGCAAAATCTTGAATCAACAGAGAGGTTCGAAGGCGTCTTCGAGGCGGACTACAAGCACACCGACTCTATTTCAGATATTAACGCAAAGATTGAAGGCGCAAAGAGTGAGTGAGTCTCGCAAGCTCTATGAGGTGGTTTTATCTGATGGCACGAGCTATTTAATTTGCGCTCAGGGCCTTGATGAACTGTCTATTTTTGTGTCGCGATACCTAAAGAGGGCAGTGGTTTCTTGCAAAATTAAAGAGGAGTTTTAAATGAATGATCCAAGCAACACCGCACGTTGGACAATGATCATGATGATTCCTTGCCTTGCTGTTTGGCTATTTGTCTTAAAAGTTGTTTTAGAGGGTATAGGATGAAAGAAAAGATAAAAAGATCAACCATTGATAAGGCGCTTGGTAGCCTTGGAAGTATTTCAGGCCATATTCGCCAAGTAAGTGATGAGGATCTTTTATACTTAAGAAAAAAGTTTAAGGGGATTGAAAAGCATACCAATAAAATTTCTAGAGAATTAGATTCTCGTTTTTCTAAAACAGAAAAGACACCCTCGAAAACACTTATGACTCAGATTAAAAGATTGTTGAGTTTATAGGCCGTCAGATTATGGAGTATGAAAATGAAAATAACAAAAGAAGACGTGAAAGACATTGGTTGGGTCTACGAGATTGATTCGATTGATTGCTATGAAGACTTACTTATCGATTTAGATAAACCTTTAAGGGTTGCAGGTCGCATCATTTGCAAAGGCAATCTTGGCTGCGAAGGCAAGATTTACTGCGAAGGCTACCTTGACTGCAAAGGCAATCTTGACTGCAAAGGCAATCTTGGCTGCAAAGGTGATCTTGACTGCGAAGGCAATCTTAACTGCGAAGGCAATCTTTACTGCGAAGGCTACCTTGACTGCAAAGGCAATCTTTACTGCGAAGGCAACCTTAACTGCAAAGGCAATCTTGGCTGCAAAGGCAATCTTGGCTGCGAAGGCAACCTTAACTGCAAAGGCAACCTTAACTGCGAAGGCAATCTTTACTGCGAAGGCTACCTTGGCTGCAAAGGCAACCTTAACTGCGAAGGCAATCTTTACTGCGAAGGCTACCTTGGCTGCAAAGGTGATTTAACAACTTCTAAGGCAAGCTATTCCTCTCGATATCTATATTTTTCAAAACATAAAATTCGCTATTGTAAGTCCACAATAAAAATAGGCTGTGAAACTAAAACTGTTAAAGAGTGGGACGCTTGGTTTGCAAGTGACGAAGAATACGAAACACCTAGAGGAACAGACGCTTTTAAATCAATTGAGATTGCCTACCAAATGGCGAAGATTGCACAAGCTAATGATCCGTATTTAGGGAGAGAAATCAATGCTCCAAAAACTTAAAGCAAAACTCAAAGAGATATTTAGAATCGAACACCCACAAGGAGAGATTGAATGAGTGAGTACACTACAAACGGTCACGTAGTAACAGACGGCGAAAGCTGTATGGGCATCTTTTCAACAGTAAGTTTTCTTAACGATAGAATTGAACAAATCGAAGACCTCAATGCTCAACTCGAAGCTGAAAAGAAGAAAGTTGAAACACTGCGAAAGGCGGTTGAGTTTTATGCGAACAAAGAAAACTGGGCAATGGATAGAGCAATAGCGTTAGATTCTGATTATACGTTTGAGGTGCTGCACAATGGCTTTGAGTGGGAGTGTGGTGGCAAACACGCACGCCAAGCTCTTAAAGAAATCGAATTAATGGAGAAAGAATGAAAACAGAATTTTGTAAAATTATAGATTTTGAAGATACTCAGTTTTTAATGGTTAAAAACTATAACTCTGATGTTGATGAGAACGGAGAAGACGTGCATGAACTTGAAATAAGTTTCAGCCACGAAGGTGTTCGAGTTAAGCCCTCTCTCGGCTTTGCTTCCACAAAAAGCCTGGACGAAGCTTTCGAGAGGTTTAACGATAGAGGCAATGCTAGGGATTTGATTGAATCACTGAAAGGTAAGCTGTTTAAGTAACTAGTTTTATGAAAACTAAGGCTGATAACGGATATTATGATGCAACCGGAAGCTAAAAAATTTCACTATTATTACAGAATTAAAGAAGCAAGGCGAGGGCTAAAGCAAGTCAAAGAAGGCATGGATAAAGAGTTGTCGCCATCGAGCCTGCAAGACATAGATCTAATAATTGAGCTGGCAAAAACCATAAGAATGAAATCTCTTAACCATCAGGTAAAAAAAGACATAGATGAATTTTAGGCAGCACAACAACCAGATGGGTTTTTATGACTAATACAGGCCTCAAAGTCTCCAAACTTCTTTTCAGAATCATAAACCGAGAAAATAACGGTGAGAGAAAACTATGCGCAGCAATGGGCATTGCAGGAAGTACCCTCGAGAGTTACTTGAAAGAAAATCCACCCAGAAATCTAAGAAAAGTCTTCGATTTAAGACATACAAATCTTACCACAACCGATGAAATCGATGAGATATTCTACCCTTAAGGCAGTTGCAAAACAGTCCTTCCATGGGCCGTTTAAACAACCTAGCTTGCAAACTTATAATTATTTTCCCACGACAAAGAATAGACGTAAACCGACTGACAAATTTTTAAAAGTATTTAGGCCATGCTTAACACGACCGCTTCGATCAATCGCCTTGTCCAACCGCCTCCAAATGTATCAAAGTTCTCAGTTTTAGTGTAACGAAGATATCTATGAATGGCGTATCTCTTAACAAGCTCAATTTCATCATACATGCCGGCCTCTACTATCGTATTGGTTCCAACGATCCCATCGGCCTTCACACCTAAGATTTTTTGAAGAATAATAATTGCCGTGACAGGGCCCTGGTTAACACCGCAATCCATAACTAAAAATTGAATTTTTCCTGGTAAATACTCGATTCCCATGGGACTCCAAAAATCTCTAAAATAGATTAACTCGGCGTCTTCTTTGGTTAGCTCTTTGATATCTAGATCAGGGTAGGTTCTCTTTGAGATACCATACTTGGTCTCACCACCTGGATCTTTAGGATGATTGATATAGCCGCCCTCAAGTCTGATAATGTGCTCAATTACCTTACTAGACTCCATTGATTTTCGCCTTAAAGTGCGCAAGTACACGCTTGATGTTTTCAATGTCTTTCGTATTGTCTGCACTTGATAGATTAAGCTGTTTAAGTTTTCCATCTATCTCTGTGACTCGCTCAATTATATTATCGATTTCACGCCCTAAATCATTTGCCTTTAAAGATTGCTCAGTCAGCGTGATGCACGCCCGCTCCGTCGCCACGGCACCTTTTAAAATATCTTCTTTAACGTGTGATAGCTTTTTTTCAAATTCAAAAAAATCAATATTTATCTGACGAAGAGACTCGATGAGCTCATCTTTTTGACGATTAAGCCCGTTTCTAATTTCTTTTTGCTTTTCTTCGTGGCTATTAAATATAAGCTCAAATCTCTTTGCGCCCTCGTCGACTCTTCGCTCAATTTGCGCATTATACTTTCTAAAAAAATAAAGACTCACAACGACCGTGGCGGTTGCAATGGATTCCCAGGCAGTAGGTAGTAACTCCTCACTCACCTTCGCACCTCAAAAGTCTCGCCTTCAGGGACAGAATGTCTTCTTTTTGAAGGCAATAGCGCATTTCATCTTCTTTGGTTTTACAAAGCTCGAAATCCACTCTGTTTTTTGACGGACGTCTAACGGGCAAGGAGCAAGAGCTAAGAATTAAAAACATCATTAAGATCTTCAATGCTCTCCTCCTTATAATCGAGTGTTTTGTTTAACCGCTCAAGCTTGGTACTTATAGTCACCTCGTCTCCAAACTTATCAAGCATCTCAATGAGCTTCATTATTTTTGGAAAATTAGTTAAGACTAGAATTAAAACTCGAGCGGTCGTCATTATTTGTCTTTAAGCTTTGGATGAGTTCCGCCGCCCTTTTTAAGGTTTGGGAATACTCTATAAAGTGAGTCATAGAAGGCTCGAATTTTCTTACCCAAGCGCTCAATAAAACCATCATCTCTTGTAGTTGGCGTAAGTCTTACCGCTAGTTCTAGTAAACCTAAAACAGACATCGGTAGCGCCAATAGTACCGGCCAGTGAACACTTAAATACGCGTATGCTTCAGTTAAAAAACCCATAAACCCTCCCTGGTTTAATTGAATTGTTTTAAATATTCGTCAATTTCACTCAAAAGACGTTCCTTGTTTTCCTTCGTAAAAAGCTTATTTGTTTTCGCCTCAGAAATTTTATGCCTCGCGCGTTCTAAATATCCAATTCTAAGATTTACAAGAATCACTCCAAACGTTTCCATAAAAATGCCGATTTGTTTTTGGCTCATTTTTTTCTGTTCGTTTTGAACGTAAATTAAAGCAATGATTCTTCGCCCGAAATTCATTTTTTCGTACTGAATCTTAATGGATTCTTCTTCAGCTAACTTAACTTCATGCGCTTGTTTTTTGTCTTCGTCCAGAACGAGATCCCATGTAGTTTTTTTCTCGTATCTCTTGATACCCGTGCAATAAAGCGTAAACCCTGGAAGGACGTCGTTTTTCTTATAAACCGAATAGTCCGCCTCGTCCTTGTAGCAATGATCCTTGGACAGTTTACCTATGATTTCCCGGCACTTAGCCTCGGTGCTGCAAGACTCAGCTCGGTAGGCCTCTTTGTAAATCGGTCTTTCAAGGTCATCGGTCTCGATTTCTCTGGATTCGTAAAATGCAAGGTTTTTACCAGTGATATCCAAGCATGTTGTTTTCTCGATCTCTTCGCATTTTTGTTTTGATACGTAACTCGTATTTGCCCCATCTTTTCCGACTGGAAAAAACATAGCGTTAGCGTTAACTGTGAAAAATATTAAAATTAAAAATTTCATTTTATTTTTTCCTTGAATATTTATTAATTAAATCCCGCTGCAATTTATATGGAAATTATTATCAACTGCGGACTCTGAGTTATTGGTTACGTAAATCCTTACTGCCGTTGAACTGATGCTTCGAATGGATGCTATTCTCGCCTGAGCGGCATTTGTTTCGGAAGTCACAACGCAAACAGGGGTTCCTGAAAACATTCCCGCGGAAAAAGTCAGAGTGGTATCGCCAACGCCATTGTCTGTGATTGAACCAACCCACGACTGACAAGTAACGCTTGAGGCCGAGGGGGTTCCAGAGTTTGTCACTCGGCAAAACTCACTACGTGTCTGCGAGAGGGAACTGTTTTTAGAGTACGAGTTCTGGACACCGCCAATAACAATCGGCTGAACCGTTGGGAGCTTGAAGTCCGCGCCTTGTTTAGAGCAGGATACATGACTGGGAGAATTCGCAACCGCACCATTTAAGTTATTTTGAACGAGGAAGGCCGAGGCAGTTATGTCTACAATCTGACAACTTGCATCTCCACTAGTGTTAAAATCCGGAGTGCATCCACAGGTCGGAACCACGCTAAAGGTTCCAGGATTAAAGTCACATACTATTCGCCCAACCCCAGCGTCACGACAATCGAGAAGCCAGTCAACGTTTGACGTTGTCACCGTCCCCCCCGCCTGAACTAGGGCCGAAAAGCTATTCACATTCTCACTAACCTTCGGAATAGACTTGTAAACCTGGACCGACTGCTTTGCGTCGGTTCCTCTCTTGGTTATTGAAAGAAAAAAGTTACAATCGGCAAACGTTCCGGCGTTGTTTTCACATTGGACTCGAAACTGATTAGAGGATTCGAGAAATGTTTGAATGATTCTGTCGTTTCCACTATTCATTGAAACAGTTGCTTGAATATGAGGAAAGCCTGAATTGAAAACCCCTGACAGAAGACACCGATAGTCTCCAACTCCAAGTTTTGAACAGCTAGAAAGGGCGCCCTCATCGTCCTCGTCGATCCCTCCGCTACTGTTAACCTTAGCTGTCAACGTGTCATTTGTGGTCATTTCGGTTAGCCCCCTGAGAGTTCCCATATACGACTTATCCCACTTAATCTGCACGGCGACACTCGCGCCGGTATTTGTAATTCTGTATTTCAAACTCGCAAGATCGGCATTCGCAGTTATCGCCGCACCCGTTGGACATACAAAAAACACTGATTCCGCACCAAAGATTGAATGGGACTCCAGGGTTTCTTGAGCGATAATATCTCCGCCGCTGTCTACAACTTGCAGGTTAAGATTCTCATCACCACCTATGTACTCAACCCTAGCCTCGCATGCTCTACCTTTAAAAATGTCTCTATTAAAATTCAGAGCAGACGATTCGACATAATCATTTTGAGCGTTGGCGGTCCATGTAAAAGAATTATCACCCTCAACCGGATCACTAGAACTTGCAACAAACGTCCCTGCCGATGATGTCCATCCGCTAGTTCCATTTTCCGCGCCGGGATTGTCATCATCTGAAAACGCGTTATTAAAATTCTCACCCCCACCGCCGCCAGAGCCAGAGCCCACGGCCTTAAAAATCGAACCATCATGAGAAACTTCAAGCTTTCCGCTCGTTGGGTTTGATCGGATTTGTTGATTACTTCCATTTTTAAATAGAATCGAAGTATTGCCCGAACCCTCACCTAGTTCTAGCTTATCAACTTCAATTTTCCGTTGCTTGGCCTCTGCTAGAGTTATCGCCATAATGAATACTAAAAATATTCTCATTTCTACCTCTATTGGTTTAAAAATCTATTTAATTTATATCGAAGAGTTCCTGCGTAATTGGCGCCGTCAAAATTATTTGTTGAATACTGAATTTGCAAAACATCACCCACAACACTAAACCCGAATGAAACACCCGAATCTGATTCTGATACATTGTCTGAAACGAGCATCACCCATTGCTGTGCGTTCGGCTTCCAGTGAAATGATAATTTACCTGTTTCAACTACTTCTTGATTGTCGTCTTTTCGGTGAATATCGTACTCAAAAACAACGCTTTTAATTAGACCTGGATCAAAGCTAAGACCTGTAATATCTTGATCTGTGACGTTATTATTTAGAGCAAAAACATTCGTGTCATTATCTCGAAGCCCTCTAATCGCTGTCAGTAATTGATCATTTGATTGCTTATCAAGCGTAATACCAAGCGCCTCAACAACATTTACAAGCTCAGATTGAACCGCATTTAACCAATCAACCGTTACGACCGTTGCTTCTCTTCCAGTTTGCGGATCTTCGGAGATAAATTCTCCACTATCTCCCGCACTACTATGATCGACTTTGTGCATTTTTATTCCCCTGTTATAAAACTAAAAATTACTCTTGTATGCGCCGGCCTTAGCCTGTTAACGATGCACTCAACCGTGCTATTTCTGGTTACCTCTAATGGTTCACCGGCACGGCCTATTCCTGCTCGAAACTTATAAGAAAAACTACCTGGGATTTTCACCGTCCAGGTGTGCCTCCAAGAGGAATTATTCGTAAGTGCGTCACCAGCGCGAGACTTACCCGCCCGAAATGCATCATGCTCAATGATTTCCGCTTCAAACCCGAGACTCCTTATAAGGCCCTCATAATATTGTGCCGATTGCCCGCCTTGAAACGTTAGCCTTTGAAGTATCTGAGCTTTTCTTTCAATTGAAGTTCTATCGCCCGGAGTGCAATTATCTGGAAGATTAACCATCTTCTCCCACTCACCAAGCATCTCACTTGTAAGCCTTGGATCGGACTCGCTAACGAGGTCTTGCATTCTTTGGTGAAGACGCTCGAAAACCCACGCAAGCCCGCTAGATAATTTTGATAAATTAGAATCACTTGATTTATTCCAGGCCTCACCGTTTGGAAGTAAATCCAGAATCATGTTTTTATAATTACTCATTATAAACCAACGTCTGATAAGTAATCGCACCAAGAGTTTTAATCTCGCCCGATGCGGCCTGAATATCTGTGCTAGGGTTTACAACGAAGTTATCACTCTCCCCGATTGCCGTGGATATTGCTTCTCTTATATGTGAGATAAGTATTCGTCCACCCGGCTCTGATTCACGACTAAATAAATCTTCTAACTCGGAAGTAATCGATGCCTGAACATCTGAAGTATTAGGATTGATTTGAATCGTCATGCTCACAACGGATTCAATGGGCGCAAATACAGTTGGTTTTGCCGTAACGGGTTTTAAGTTATCTATATAATTCTGAACCTCGGAAACTTTTGCGACGTCTGGGATTAAACTATCTGCATTATCCGTAACAACGGCGATGCCAACGGTCCCCTCTCCTAGCCAGCTGGGATAGACAAATGCCCTCGTTATGCCAGGAACCTCTAGCGCCCACTGAATATAGTCTGATTTTTTCCCACCTGCGGGCGGTCTTTGGATTCTTGTTAGTAATCTAGCTCGAAGTTCTTCGTCTGATTCTTGTGCTTCACCGTCAATATATCCGGTGGCCAGAACTAAGGCCTCACTTTCAACACCTGGAACCGGGGACTGAAACGCCAGCTTAGACCCTGCCAGCACATTTGATTCTTTTCCGGGCTCAGTAGCAACAACATGCACAATGGTCGTGCTCATAGTAAAAACTATTTCTTCGGTCGTCTCAAATGTGTAACCTTCATCATTTTGAAGCAAAGAGCTCACCGGAATAACGGCGCCATTCGTGCCGGTTAAATTCACGTCTCGCTCAGAAAATGAGGCGGGCTTTCTATTTACACCCCAGATTGAAGACCACCTCTCTAGGTGCTCTTCGTCAGCGGAGTCTGGTAAAATCTGCTTTGAAAAATACTCAAGCCTGTAATGCATGAGTAAGCACGCACCACCAAGGGCGTAGCTAATTGCATAAATAAATGAGTTTTTAAGAGGATTTCCAATACCTGTTTTTGCGACAATATCGTTTTTGATTTTTTCAGATATCTCGTTAAGTGTAGGTTTTTTAAACGCCATTTCTTAGTTCTTTTTCGTGAGTGCTCCAAATATTTTCGAAGTCAAAACTCACATTATCCCCGTCAGGTTTTTCAATATTGATTACTATTTTTAGTGTACGGAAAACAGTTTCAGTTGTCACACTGATAGATTTTGCAATGCCATCATCAATGAGCCACTTCAGTGCTTGCTCGGTATAGAATTTTGATAACTCCCTAAGATTCTTGTCCATTTTTGAGCGCCTAAGCCTCCATAATTCGGAACCAAACTGCCCATCGGCCCACCAACCGCGCTCACCATCTGCTCGCCTATCGGTAAATAACGAGAGTAAGACCGAGGTTCTAAGGCTGTTATCGGTTTTTAGGTCATTGAGTCCGAAATCAATATCCGACTCATTGCTCTGCGCGTTAAATTTTAATGAGATATCCATTACTCAACCTCTCCCGTTGCGGTCCCAGAGCCCGGAGTAACACCAAGAACTGAAACCTCAGCGTTTTGTACTATATGATCAATGATCGCGCCGGCCATCGCTTCCATGTATTGCAATAACTCTGCTTCTTGATCGCCTTGAATTTTAGGATTGATTGCCTTCAGATTGGTAAGCATTTCTTGGGCACAAGCGGCCCCACTCATTGCCATAATTTACCCCTTAAAGCTTTGAAGCTTGGCTTTTATTTCGGCTATTTTTGTCTTGGTCCCTGGGAAAAAAGGCTGCGGCCCGATGCCAGTAATAACCAAAGCATTTTCAAGCTCAGTCGCTAGATCAAATAGAACGCTTACGAGCTCATTGCTTGAATTTTCAAACTTAAATTTTCCGCCAGGTAAAACCGTTTGCGTAGAGTCACCTGCTTTGATTGTCAGAGTTTGGGTTTCAATATCGATTTTATTTCCACGTTTTAGATGAATTTTATCGCCCTCGTCCGTGTATAATGCAACTTCGCCCTCACTTAAGTTTTTCAAACGGTATCGTCTATCATCTACACCGATAACAATTCCGTGATCCCTTGATCCTGCCTGAAATAAAACTACGGCCTCGGCGCCTTTTCTAGGATGAGAGGTAAGGCCGTACGATTGAACCCTTTCGATCTTTGAATAGACTTCATTTTTTAACACTGATATTTGAGTAGACTGTAAGCCTTTACTATCGTCGATCAGCTCTATCACCGCACGGCCTATGATTTTCATTATTCTTTTTTTTAAATTTGATGTGATTCTATCAACTGCCTGGACTAACGGATTACGCATCAAAAACCTCCCAGAAATCCTCACGTTGAATTTTGGGTTGCTTTAGATATGCGTTTACGTTTTCAAGCTCTATACTTACTGATTCGGAGCCCGCAGTTTTTTTAAGTTCAACCGAGCTAATAAGTGCGTAGTTCTTTAACCCGAAATAATTGCAAGTAATTTGGACTTCTTTATTTATCGCCCAGAGTTCATTTTCCTCATTTATCCATGAGGGCATTGATACTGAAATCCTCGTTGACTCTGCCGCTCTTCTAGATGCTTCAAATTGAGCCCTATCTTTTGCGCTACTTGAATCCGACCCGGTTTCGGCCTCTATAATTAAAGGTCGGTATCTCTTGGTGTAACTATCAGTTGCCATTCCTTCGGATTGATTAGCGTTTTCACCATTAAAAAAATCATCCGTCGGGGCCTGAGATACGACGTAGTATTCACTAAATCTTTGCGAGCCATCAAAGCTAATATTAAAACTCGGTGCGTTTTCAGAATCAATTATATGGGCGTTAAATATACCTTCCGTTTCATCAGTAATGACCAGCCCGCCGGTCCCATTTGGATAGACTATTAGGCCGTACTTAGAAACGATCTTTGAAATCGACTCCCATGCGCTCTCGCCAGGCGATATAGAGAACTGTTTTAAGTTTTTAAGTGACAAGTTTGATGCGACTCTAATGTTGAATTTTGAAGCGATCTTTTTGATTAACGCAATCGGAGAGATATTTTCAAAGCTATGCGTTTTATCCCTATATGAGCAATCAACTAGATCAGATGTTTTACTACGGCCGGAGATTGAGTAGCCGACGCTGGAGCCTGAAACTGAAAGACTAACCGAGTCGACATAGCCGGTTATCACGGGCCTTCCGTCAACCTCGAGTCTGCATTCATCGTTTGGGCGTAAACCCAACTTTGACAGATCCACCTTAGGAGGAGCGACGGTTAAATCAAACTGAGATGACAGGCTGTTAATCGAGTGCTTGATACTAACTTCAATCCAGTCACTAAATCTATTGCCGTTAACGTATAGTGAAACCTCACTCATCGCTAACCTTGTAGACCTTGCCTCCAGGCACAAAGCATGGATCTTTTAAGCTATTTCTTCTTATAAATTCTTCGTTCTTTTCAATTGAGCCAAACTTTTCGAAAAGAACAACTAGTGATGGAAGGGTTCTTTGCGGCTTAATATCTCTTAGCTTGGGAATATTTCTAGAATCACCTGGAACAAGTGAAATAAAATATCGTTTCAAATCACTCATAGAGTTATAGAGCTCTAGGTTATCTATTAGTTCTAGCTCAAAATCAATTTGCGAAACGACTTCCTCTCTTGCCAGGAAGGCTTCGTCGATATTATCAAACTCAAGATCGCTCGCAGTAATATTAGATTTTTCTGCAATTGCAACCCGCCTAGTTAGGTAGTTTAGCTCTTGTTTGTTTTTTCGCTCTTTAACTCTATTCCCTGTATTGGCGGTTAACTTAGAGTCCAAGTAGGGCGCACTTGATATCATTGAGTTTGAAGTTTTTTTATCTTGGCCAGTTGCAAGCCCAATTGAATCGGCCAGCGCATCTGCCAGGATAGATGGAAACTGCATTATTTTATTTGTATCGTTAATGAGGTTTTTGATCTGCCTTCCAGCAATAGCAGCTTGCGCCCCCTGGCCTGATATTAGCCCCACGGAATTATCAACCGCGCCAGCGATAGTTCTAACTGACCCGGCAACGCTCTCAACGAAAGCACCCGGCTGCCCATCGATGCTGAAGTTTTTAGCGAATTCCTGTTTAGATAAATCAATTACATTTGCTGCGGATTGTGCCAGTAGCTTCAGGTCATCGGAGCGTGGAGTCACTGAAACACTGGCGCCCGCTTCGATAAATTTTATCGAAAATATAGCAACGCGCCCATTGTCACGCATGTCCTCGTCTATTGAGTACTCGGTACACCTTACTTTAAAAATGCCCTTGGACGGATGAACTAGCTCTCCGATATCAGATTTTTCTAGCTCATCTTGTAGGCGATCACGTTGGATTTTCCAATCATCGCCAATCACGTAGCAATTAACGCTTATCTCTCTGGTTTTCCTTCCATGATCAACGGTCGAGTTCTGATCCTTGTTCGAGAATTCGAAGTTCTGAATTCGACGCCCTCCACTCCTTGATGAGTTATCGAAGAATATTTCTACTCCATTGAAACTCGCCTGAATAAAGTCATCGCTAAGCGCCATATTATCTCGCTAAATTTCCCATCTTAAGGCTCGTAAATAAATCAATGCCTTCAGATTGAGTTTGAGTTCTCATAGGCATCGGCGCCTGGCCGAAGTCTACTTTTATAGTCCCATTAGGTGATTTTTGATTTTGCATATTAGTGATTTCCTGACGGGCATTTATCTTGACGTCTTTGTCATCTCCAAAGCCTAGAAACGACGATGCGGATTGATATGCGTTTTTTGCCATGTTCGCAAGATTAGAAATCTTGTTTGATATCCAAGACATGCTCGAATCTATAAATTTAATTATATCATCCCAAAACATATAAACGGCCGTTCCCGCTGCGGTTAAACCGGCAACGACTCCGGTTACCAGCGCTAAAGTACTTCCAGAAACGACCAACAAGGCACCACCTATAGCGGCGCCCACAGCGCCTATCGTGATAGCAAACCCGGCAACGGCCACAGCAACAACACTAATAACTGTAGCAATTTGTCTAAACCTGGGGCTCTTGTCGACCCAATCGAAAAACTGCTCTAGCTTCTCGGTTACCTTAATAACCGCAGGAGCTAGAGATCGACCGAGTTTTCTCGATAAGTACTCACCTACGTTGCCAGTTTTCTTTAATTTGTTTTTCAAGGTTTCAGACTGCTCTGCGTAAGCATTGGCAAAATTCGCAGCAGTCTTAGTTTTATCAGATAGATTATCAAGAGTGCTCGCGAAGCTGTCTGCTTGGGATCCGGTTAGTGAAGTAACTACACCGAGCGCCTCAACGGAACCAAACAATTTAGAAAGAGAGTTCTGATTAAATTTCGATGAGTTTCTAATATCGTCTAAAAACTTCCTTAAACCTTTTGATTTCAAAGAAGTTACATCAAAGCTTACACCTAATCGGCTAGCCTCTTTCATTGCATCTTTTGTAGGCTTTTGAATATTGGCTATTGCAGCCTTTAGGCCCGTATAGGCCGCATTGGTTTTCACACCGGCAAGAGTAACGGCGGAGACTGAAGCAAGTAGCTCGTTGAATTGAATTCCATTTTCACTAGCAAGTGAGCCCACAAGACCAAACCCCTGTGAGAGTTCAGCGATTGTCGTTTTCCCCGCCTTCTGAGCAGTGAAGAACTTTTCAGCTATTTCAGTTGCGGTTCCAGCCTTGTCTCCAAATGCATTATAGGCCGAAGTCATCCCATCAGTAGCAATTGCCACATCAGTTATACCCGCGACAGCAAGTTTTCCGGAAACACCCAGGAACTTAACAGCTTCGCCGGCCTTGACTCCCGCCGAAACGGTATCAAATAATGCCTTTGTTGCGCCTTCACTTTCAATGGGTATTTTCCTAAGCATTTGCTCAAGATCATTGGTCATTTTTTGAAAGCCATCTGCTTTTGAAATGCCATCAAATGAAGTATTATCAAGCAAGGTTTTAACCGCGCCCATCTTGTCTTCAAACTCAGCTATATTCTTAATAGACATTGCACCAATAACAACCGCAGGAGCAGCGATGGCAACCCCTACTGACTTACCAATCCTTGACGCCTTCCTAGAAAGTCCAGTGATGCTTCTACCAGCCTTCTTGGTAATTCGGTTGATGCTTTTCGTGGCTTTATCAACTGCCTTAATGTCAATTTTATAGCTAAAATCTTTCATTTGGATTTATTTAGTCCTTTTAAAATCGGAGCTAATCTTTCCCCCCAAAACCTAAAATCGTCGCCGTTCATACTCATTATTTCCGATGGTGGGAAATGAAAGTGATAGGCAAAAAGCGTCGCTAATTCTTTCCAGTCTGATGGGAATCGTTCAAAAAATCGGCCACCACTTCAACGACTTTGAAATAGTCGGGGATACTTAACTTATCCCCAACCACAGATGATTGGTTTGCCAACTTCATCCCAATCTTAACAAAATCACCCGCCGCCATTTCTGACTTGAGTGGGAAAGACGCGAAGTCTGCGCCTACCGGCTCCCTAAGCTCGAGATGAGTGATAACATCGTCAGCAAATTCAACTGGTTTACTTAGCTCTATTTTAACTTTAGACATTAAACTTCCTCGCCTCTAGTTCCTTCAAATCGAACCTGAATATTTCCATCTTCAGAACCGACATCACCATCGGCGGCATACCAAGCGTTTTGAAGAACAAACGACTTTCCAACGGCAAGTTTCAAAACTACCGTTACACCTGCAAGGGCCTGAAGCGCCTTAATATCAAGATCGCCTCGGTCTCTGATTTCGCCCTCAATAAAAGGTGTCTGCGGTAGCTCCTTGTAACCATGAACTCGGTCATGGCCCAACAACGCTTCTCGCTTAGGGCTTCCAATGTTGTAAGTAAAGCTTCCGACGCAGTCTTGGATCTGGCCGTTTATTTTAAGCTCTAATGTTCCTGCTCTTTTATCGCTCATTTCTAATCCTTATAATTTAAAGCCAATTTTAATTGCGTTAACTCTTAACTGATTCATTAAATCAGGACTCATCACCCAATCAAGTCTGTTTGGATCTGATGAATTGATCTCTGTTATAAGTCCGTCTTTAAAGTTATCAGCACTTTCAATTAAACCCTTTGATTCCCATTGACGGGCCTTGATGATGGCCTCTTCTTTAGCATCTGATGGTCTAACAATTGGCTGTCCAGGCTGAACGAGAGTTCCATCCTTAGCTAGCTTGTGACGTGGGAAAATATTCAAAATATGAGTTCTGAGATCAAAACGAATATAGCTAAGAGTAAAAAGAGTATTTACATCTAAGTAGCTCGTATCCACGGCGCCTAGAGGGCTTGTCTTGTAAGTTGTGATGCATCTTTCGATCCTAGGTATTCCTGAAGCATCGACGTAATGAGTGCTTATTCCATCATATAAAAGAAGGTTTCTTTCCTCTCTAGTGAAATGATCAGAAATCTCTTCAGCAAGTACGCCCTCAATCTGAACAGATTGCATAGGTCTTGCCTGGTCGTTTTGCATCTCAAATGCTACGACCGCGCCAAAAGCAGCGGCCCATTCAAAAACCGGAGTTGGCGAGCTATGAGCATCCATAATACAAAGATGCTGAGAGTTTTGAGAATCACCTAGCGTTCCTAGCTCTGATTGAGTTCCGGTCGCCGCTGTTATAACCATTCCGTCGAGTTGCTTGTCAGCTCCCCATCTGTCTGCGGTTTCACTAACTAAAGTCGCAAGGTTTGCGCTATCAGTGTAAGGATTAATAATAACGTTATACATTTCGTCCGGAAGGTTTGCTAGATCAGTTGAAAGGTCTGGGTTTACCGTACCACTTGATAGATCAGTAATCGAAACTGAAACACCCGCAACATTTGACTTCTCATCTTGGTAGTAACCTTGACGAATATCAACCGTGTTTCCAACAACGCCATTGTGTTTAAAAGTTATCGATACGGTTCCGGTAGTATTTGAAGCTGTTACCGGAAGGTCTTGCACGTCACCAATTGATGAAACTAACTTATCCCCAATCGCTGAAGCGGCATCGTCTTTTTTGATCGCCAATGTAACTCTTTGGCCTGCAATGTAAAAATATAAAACACCTGTGGCCGTTGCTGTCCCAGAAAACGCGATCGATCCACTTGCCTTGGTACCGTTAACATCATCTTCAAGTGGGTAAACGATAAGCTCAGTAGATGAATTATTTAACAGAGATTTTTTTGCCATCAAGTGAAGCATAGATGATTGTCCAAAAAGCTCTATTGCTTGCGACTCGCTCGTCACTCTAACAGGAACTTTCGCAGCGGCCGTACCACCTGATAATTTCTGGCCTAACATGAGCATTCTGAAAGTCTGCGCCGCAGGGCCTTGGTTTGCGTTTGAATTATCAAACTCTATAAACGTGAACGGCGTTCGAGTATTGGCCGGCACTTCATTAAATGAAATCATTTCTCACCTCTTGATTCTTCTTTTGTTTTTGAAGTTGCTTTTTTCTCTTTTTGGGCCTCAACGACTTCAACATCGCCAGACTCTATTCTTCGAAGCCAGTACTTACTCATCTGAACTGAAGCGCCATCTTCACTGATGTGCTTTAAAGTTTCAGGATCTCTGACCTTCCTCCCGACTGCGGGTTTTACATACTTTGTAATCATTGCTCTTCCCTTGATGTTTCTAAAATAATATTTTTTGTATCTTCTTCGCCGAATTCAAATGTCACCTGGTTTCTTAAGTGATCATCTGTCGCCGTAATTCCGTGATATGAGAAATAGGTTATTTCGTAATTGAGGACTATAAATCCTATATTATCCCCGCCTTTAGCGTTGATATCCATTTGTGTGCCAGTGTACTGAACATCGGCAACGGTCCCGCCCAGCGTGTCATCCGCGTGCATAACGTTTTCGACTTCTTGGGCAAATACATCCAGTTGATCATCAAGATCGATTCGCTTAGAGACTGCGCATTGAAGTGCGACGGTCGCGACTCTTTCGTATTGCCGAGGTGCTGTGTTTCTAATGCTAGAGTTTTCAGAAACCCATGAAATATTGATTGCCGGAAGTGTGTTTTGCGCGAAATGAAGGTATCTATTTTCAAATACCTTCGAGCCTGCAATCGTTTTATCAATCAAAAGAGATTTGATTTTTTCTCTTATTG